TGAGATTCTTACCTGCCATTTTAGAAACTGCAATTGCTGTTGCATTTTTCTCATTAGTCACTTCCCATTTTCCACTTTTGTCTGTAACAAAATTAAAGACATATTCTTTACCATCAATCTTAGAAACAATTTGTGCTCCACCATGCATTGATGAATGCCTACCACCAACTATATCATCAAAGGTAGCTGTTTTTTTAGCTTCTACAAATGTTTTAAAGTTTTTCATTTATTTATCCCAGTTCTTAGCTATTGTGAAATTAGCATGTGAAAATCCAAGCCTATCTACTAACTTAACTGCACTGCCGTCTTTAGAATCAATCGCAACATATCCCTCTGGTGCGGTTACTTTAAATCCATCAGCAGTTCGTAAAAATGTTCCAATGCCTTTAACCTTTTCTAGTTGTTTAATTATCATTGCTTTTGTATCAACTATACCCAAGTATGTAGCAATAGTAAAATAAACTTCTTTAGATTTTTTCTTAAATGTTTTTTCTGCTTCTTTTTTAAAATCTTTAAATTTCTGTTTACCTTTATCAGTTTTCTTTGCATCCATTTCTTTTACTACTCGGTCAATATAATACTTATGAAAATCTTTTTGAAGTTTCTTTGTATCTGACAAATGAATACCCGCTCGTATTTTTGTGTTAAAGAAAACTTTCAGTAATGCTGCAATAGAAAAATTAGTTGTATCTTTTTTCAAGAGATTAATAAACTTTCCACATTGTTTTAAAGCACCCTTTGTCATTTTAATTTTATTTTCAATTGATTTAACTTCAGCAGAACTAAGTGTTGCCGCTCCACTAACATTATCAAGATTGGCATCATCAAACCAAACATTTTTACTTTTCTTAAATGCATTAGCATTAACACCAAAAGAAGCAGAAAGGTCAGCAATAGTACTACCCGTATATTGAGTATGCCATACTACTCCTATTTTGGACTTTCGTATGGTACTAGCTAACTTAGAATCATCTGGCACAGCGTATGTGATTGTGTTCGGTGTAAAGGTTAAACTTGACACCCCATCTATATTTTCTTGTGCCAGATCATCCTTAGTAAACATAATGTCACCTTGAAAGATCCCTTTCATTCCAAGTTCGGGTAAATGCTTTAAAGCAACTTTTAATTTATCTGATAGACCACCCGACCCATGATTCAATGCTATATCAGCATTCGTATAATTTATTTTAGGTGTCTTATTAAAAAGCGACTTTGTTGCAACAAAGAACTTCCCGTTCTCTGGATTTATACCTGCAAACACAGCTGGAGCTCCGTCCCATTTGACAGTAACCACCGTCTTGCCGGCACTACTACCACTTAGCATATCTTTAAGTGAATCTAAAAACAATATAGCAGTTTTTGCACCTGCCACACCATTATTAATTATTTCATCTTCAAGATGTTCTAAATGTGTATTCTTATCTTCTATTAATGTTTCTTTAAAGGATATCATACCTTTCCTAAATCCTCTATTCTACACAATGGGCATTCCTCAAGATCAATTGACCTAAAAGGGCAAACCGTATAATGGTCTTCCGTCTTATTTGTTTGTCTATTCAAAAGAGAGTTTTCTCCGATTTCCTCGCCTTTTTTCTTAACAACATCCTTAAACATTTGTTTGATATCATTCATAGTTCTATATATTTATAATATTTATTAACAAGTCTTTAATTATAGTTCTGTTTTACCAGAAATTCGGGTAATTTCCACTCTACCGTGTCTTTTTCGACACTATAATGACCCAATGCACCACAAAAATTACAATATTCAATACCTACTTCATGGTCTAAAGTAGTCGTATTTGCACGATGTTCGCATAACTTTTTTAATATAGGTGCTTTATCCTTTTCCTTGAATCCTTCTCCCCAACCTTTAGATATAGTTAAATTTTGCATATTTCTCCTATTATTTCAAACAATTTGATATTCTTAGGGCAACTAGTACCCTATGCCCATCAGTTTCTTTTATTAATATATACTCTCTCACTAACTTCTTATTGCGCTTTCTCAGGTGTTTCATTGTCTTTATAGGATCAACCTTAACAAGTATACCTCCCTTTATGTTCTCAAAGGACAAGAAACCGTTCTTGGATTCTTGCCAATCTTCGTTGATGTTTGTTTCTACCCATTGTGCGTCTGTTATAATGAAGTGATCTTGGTTGGCACATAGTGTGACTACCTTATGTGCATCATATAAGAATGAACGGACATATCCTATTAGGTCTTCTATTTGGCCATCTGTTAGGTAACTAAAAGCTGGCATCGCGGAACCTTCTACACCATTCTTTATAGAATCATAAAGCTCTATATCTGTTTTAGTGAGCATCTGATCCCAGGAAGTAAAATTGCGTGGTTTAGGTTCAAGACCCTTTGATAGTAACCCGTCACCATTCCCACCATAACCGTGACACATAACACATTTCATGTCTTGGAAGATTGCTTCTCCATTAGTTGTAGGAACGGCTTCAGGGAGATTACCAAATGTCCTAATGTTTGCATAGGCATTAGTAGTAAATAATACAACAAGTAAAACAATCAGTTTTTTCATATTTTCTCCGCCTCCATTTTATTATATATTTATATATTCCAGTTATCCACTTTTCTGCGTTCTGGTTTCATCTTCAATACAAATGGGTTAGATTTAGTATTAGCTTCAGTCTTTTTTTCATAAAACTTATTACTACCATCATTAGCCAATACAGGTTGTTTATCTTCTTCAATATCTTCAAGTTTCATTCGTTTCTTAATAACATTGACCAAGAACTTACTATTCATACTCAAATCAGCATAACGATTCTTCAACTGTTTAAATAATATTTGGTTTTTACTTCCAGGATCACCATCCTTTGCCATAATTGCTAACATCAAGTCTGCTGTTGCTGGAAGACCAAAACTTTCTGATGTATTAGTCAAATCAGGATCAGAACTTGAATACCCTTCCCTATTCAATTGAGAACTTGTAATAATAGGAACATTACACTCTACCGCCAATCCTCTAATTTCTTCTGCAATAGACTTAATGTAAATATAGGTATTCATATTTGCAGCCCACTTGACTCTACTTGACGCACAAATATTTAAATAATCTAAAATAATAACTTGAGGTGTAAAATCTTTTTTGATTTTCAACTCTCTGATTAACGCACGAAAGTTTCCAACATGAGCTCCTGCTGTTGGATATTCTTTGACAACTAATTTACCAACATTTAATTTATTTAACTTCTTTTGAAAACTGTCTTTTGGAATTATATGTAATTGACCAAGATCAATATCCATCAAATTAGCATCAATTCTTTCTGCTATTCTTTCTTCTGCCATTTCCATTGTAATGTATAAAACATCTAATCCTTGTCTCATATATTGACAAGCTAAATGTGTTTTCACTAATGTCTTACCAACACCAGTTCCACCAAGTAATACTGTAAGTGTTTTTGGTGATATTCCTCCATTAGTAATCTTATCCAACATAGTCATATCAAATGGAATTTTTGATTCTTTCTTATGATAAAATTCCCAACGATCATCACCATTATCCATATAACTATGACCCACACTTTGGTCTAATGAAATAGCAAGTGCTTCTGTAAGAATTTCTGGAATAGCATCTTTAGAAGTTTTTTTATCTTTACCTTCCAAGATAGAAATACTATCAACTATACCATTATATACAGCTTGGTCTTTTGCCCATTTCTCTGTTTCTTGAATCAACCATTCTTCATCATCTGTTTTTTTCTTATATGTCTTTAGAAGTTCAATACAATTATTATAAACTGCTTCATTTAGATCATCCCTATTTGACAACTTTACAGATAATGATTCTACTGTAGGTGGTTTACTATATTCAGAAATATGTTTTTGTATCTCTGAAAATATAATCTTTTCAGGATGAGCTCTAAAATATTCTGCTTTTAAGAAAATACCAATAAGACTTGAATAATTATCACTATGTATCAAATTTTCTAATATTAAACTTTCTGTTCTCATATTATCCTTTTGTCAAAACATCCATTATAATCTTCTTTTCTTTTTCAACACTAATAGATAAAAATGGTTTATAATTTCTTACTAATTTAATAAAATCTTTAGAAGCTGGATCAATCAATTTTTTCTCGAAAGATGTAAGAAAATCTAACATAATATCAAGTGTAGTAAATGTTTCTAATGATATAGTTTTTGATAAACCAAGTTTCATTATAGGTGGATGATTAATTCCCTTTGACTGAAACAATTCATCAAATGTTTTATCATACTCCTCCATATACTTCACAATTTCCTCTGTATCACGTTTTAAGTGAAAATGGAAATTATTCATTCGTTCTTTATATTCCTCATACAAATCACTATCAAATCTATCTGGATATGTTATATCATTTGTAAATTGTGAAAGATAGAAAAATAACAAATCCTCTTTATTTTCAAATGTTGTACCAAGTTTATTAAACATTGCTCTATGTACTGACCATCCCCCTCCTTTACCAGCCAATTTAGCAAATTGCTTTTCCATAGAAGCTTCATTCATATTTAACTTTCCATTATACTTAAAATAATCATATCCTCCTTTTCGACTTTTAGTAAAGTGTGCATATAATGCTTGATATGTTATCCACGCATTAAACGTCTTCTGGTTGCTCTGATTTACTACCATAATTAAACTCCTTAAATACAGCTTTCTCAAGTTGTTTCATAACATCATCAGTAAAATACTTTTCTGGATCATTAATAATAGTTTTCTCAAATGCTTTTCCAGATGGTGTTTCAAATCTAGTCGATACTTTTTTAAAGATACCATACTTTTCTGCAATCGGTACTAAACCGTAATACTTATCTAAACCCTTTTGATAATCCAACATCATTTCAACAACTGATTCTTCTTTAGTCAGTCTACCCTTGACTAATTTTGCTTTGATGACATTACCAATAACATCAGTTCCATCTTTATGTTTTCGTTTACCCAATGTAACAATAGTTGATGCGGCATACTTGATTCCACCTCCACCAGAAATTTCTTTCTTTGGAAACATACTACCAATAGCATCATAAGTGTGATTAGTAATTATCAAGGGAATATTATGTTTTGCTAACATCAAGGCAAGTGTACGAAATGTTCCACGAATCATTGGTGCTCTTGTCATATCGCGTTTATCGGAACCACCCGCAACATCACCCATTTCTTTCATAGTAGAAAGATTACCTAATGAATCTAAAAATATCATCATCTTACCATTATTCTTACTACTATTCTCAATGATACGAACGCATTGGGTTCTAAACTCCTCGACCGTACTTACCGGAAACAATCCAATTCGATCTGTATCTAAACCTCGTTCAGAAATCATATCTTGTGTTAAAGCACCTTCACTCTCAAAATAAATTACAAGATTATCTTTATCTTGTTCAAGAAAATTCTTTGCAATACTTAATGTGATAAAAGTTTTACCGACAGCTTCAGAACCAGCAAAACAAGTAATTTTATTTGACGGAACACCACCATACATCGAACCAGATGTCAATGCATTTAAGGAATAAGATCCAGTATCCACATAAGTGCTACAATCCCCAACAATACCGCTGGATACAACCGACGCCATATCATTTTGTGACTCCTTGATTAATTGTTTAATAAAATCTTTAACTGCCATTATCTACCTCCTCAAAAAAACGATTCTAAACTTCCAGTATTTTCACTTTTCCATCCAATAGCATTTAAAATATTCTTAACTGGTTGAAGAAATGATTTATCAAATTGTGTATCATAATCTATATATTTTTCTAAATTAAATTCTTTTGGTAAAACGGATGAAACTGCAATTACATTCTCACCAATTCTATTGGGTTCTTTAAGATAAGCAAATTTAATCTTATCTCCATCACGAATTAATTCATATTTATTTGTAAGTTTTTGTTCTTTTAAAAAATGATTATAAAGCAAAACACCTCTTACATGAATTGGCGTAGCTTTAACATAGATATCTTTTGAAGATTTATACTTATCAAGACCACGAACTGATCTCGGAAATGATATATCTGTAAAACTTAATTTTTTAAACACATTACGATAATCATCAATACAATTTATTACTGTTTTTTCATCTGTAGTAATAATAGTTCTAATCAATGATTGTAAGTTATCCCGACACCATTCTGGTGTTGAACTTCTTACACTTTCAAGTCCCATTATCTTTAACTTTGGTTCTTTGTAAGATACTCCCTCATTATTATAAACATTAAGTATATATCTTTTCTTTGCTGTCCAGATACCCTTATCAGCAATTACTTCTCTTCCCATCTGCCTTTTTTTTGCATATGAGTTTACATACGAATGAAGAGCTTCATAACTGTGATTAATAAAAGGTTCAATTTTATCTTTACTAATCTTATCCAAGAAGGTGATAATTTTTGTAGTCTTAGTAGCATCATCTGTGTCTGTAAACACCTGATGAACCAATTGGTCAAACGTGACATATATACTATCCGTGTCTGAGGCAACGACATAATCAACATTCTCTGTATTAAGAAGTTGATTGATATATGTATTTATACTTTTATCAATCCAAC